CCTGAATAGTATCATCCCCCAAACTAGTTGGTTCACCTACCAAAGGATCTTCACCATTATAATGTCTCACAAAATAATGTAGAAGACTTTGACCTAAACTATTCAGAAAAAGAGTTAAATAACAACCACTCTTCATTATTCCTGTCCAACCTTGTTCCACAGTACTACCATCGGAAAACTTAAACACAGCTTTCCTAAACAGAGCTATGAACCTATATCGAACAACTTTCCTCCACCACATAGGTGCAAAACAAAGCCGTTGCAACACCTGCTCCCAAGCATCCACTAGCCACCAAACCACAGTCCAGTCCCAAGAACTCTTGTCACAACACATTGTACGCCCCTGGAATCGTTTCCGCATCAATTTATGACCACCTTGCATTGGAACCCAGCCTATAGCCGTTGGAGTTTTTAAAACATTTTCCAAAACTCCGTCCATAGCCCAACCAAACAAAATCCTATCAACCATAGTATCCACCAAACTGACAGCTGAAATTATCCTAAATTTCCCTTCAGCTATCTTCTTTATCTTGTGTGGTTCTTGCTTAATAAAGACTTTTATAAAGTCTGATTGAACTTCACCTTGTTCCAAATTCTTGATGCGGTCCAAAACCAAGGCTTTCAACATGTCAACTCGTTCCTGTTTAAACCTGATCCCATCATGTCCCAAAACCTGTCCATTGGTAGTGCCAAACTGCGACATTTGGCAATACCCTGGAACAGAAGTAAGGTCGATCTGATGTAATTGTCGACCAAACTCCTGCTCCACATACTCTTCTAACGAGAGATCTATTTTCACGCGGATTTTTGAATATCGTTCAGCCGCTGTCGCAACTGCACGATAGATTGCTTCTGTTGTCTTCCCAACGTCACGTTCTCTAAACGAGTCAAAATCTCGCTGAGCTCTGAGGCTAATTTCAATGTGCCGTCCAAAGCTCGTTCTTGCGGCACAGGCGTCGATTCGCGGCGCTCCGTATTCGTCGAGCGCTCTTTCGTAGCCCTTGGGACATCTGAAGCCCTCATTGACTGAGAACTTTGGTTCTTCTTTCTTTCCAGAACAGGCGTTGTACTCACCGTCCCAGTGGGTCCATGGGCTGCAGCAACTGGTGTCACCACAGCCCCCAGTCCGTTTCCCGAATCCTGGGGTGGAACATAAACTAGAG